CATGTACTACTTCCGGATATGTCAGCGATTCAATCTATGATGAACTTATAAAGCGTTCAACGAGAATGCTTTTGGGCGAGAGCAAAGAGAAAAGGCTCTTGCCTTTTTTATACATGGTTGACGATCCTGAGAAATGGGATGACATGGAAGAGCTCAAGAAGAGCAACCCGAATTTGAATGTGTCCGTGTCAGAGGAATATCTGAAAGAAGAGATTGCGATTGCCAATGGCTCGCTTTCTAAAAAGGCCGAGTTTTTGTGCAAGTACTGCAATGTGAAGCAGAACAGCTCCCTTGCATGGCTTGACGCTCAGGTGGTAAACGCTGCGGCTGGTGATCCGCTCTCACTGGATGACTTCCGGAGCAGTTACTGTGTGGCTGGTATCGACCTCTCTCAGACCACTGACCTGACAAGCGCCTGCATAATAGTTGAGCGTGGCGGTGAGCTGTATGTCTTCTCAAAGTTTTGGCTTCCTGCAGAGCGGATTGACGAGGCAACAGCCAGAGATGGCGTGCCGTATAACATTTACATTCAGCGTGGTCTTCTTGATGTATCCGGAGAGAATTATGTGGATTACCATGATTGCTTCAATTGGTTGACAATGCTGGTTGAGCAATATGAAATATTGCCCTTGATGGTCGGGTACGATAGATACTCCGCACAGTATTTGATTCAAGATTTGCAGGGTTACGGTTTTCGCTGTTCTGATGTGTACCAAGGAGACAACCTATGGCCAGTCCTCCAGGAAATGGAAGGATTGTTGAAAGACAAGAAAGTCCATATAGGTGATAACGATTTATTAAAAATTCATATGTTGAACTCTGCAATAAAGATGAATGTTGAAAGAGGGCGTGGAAAACTTGTAAAGTTGAATCCTTCCGCTCACATAGACGGCATGGCGGCTCTTGCTGATGCCTTTTGTGTGCGACAGCATGATTATGATGAGATAGGCGATAGGTTGCGAAACGAATGAATTTCACAGTATATCAGCACATAAACAAAATAAACCAAAAACGATATATAGGCATAACCCGTCAAAATGTAGCGAGAAGGTGGCGGCCTGATGGCAGTGGTTATAAAAACAATCCGTACTTTTGGCACGCCATTGAAAAATACGGATGGGATAATTTTGAGCACATAATAATCAAGACGGGATTATCTCAAGAAGAAGCGTGCCGGATAGAGCGTGAGCTGATTGCTGAATATCAGAGCAATGATTTAATTCACGGCTACAATATTGCAGATGGTGGACAGTTCAATATAATGCCGCTTGCCACACGGAAGAGAATGTCAGAAGAGAGAAAAGGCAAGTATTGTGGTGCTGACAATCCTAATTATGGAAACCATAAACTTGCCGGAGAAAACAATCCAAATTACGGAAAGCATCATAGCGAAGAGATCCGAAAGAAAATAAGCGAAAGCAAGCGTGGAAAAAAGATTGCACCATTTTCGGAAGAACACAAAAGAAAGCTAAGTGAAAATCATGGCGGCGGTGCTGACAAAAAGCGAGTGCTTTGCGTAGAAGATGGCAGGATATACGAATCAATAAAAGATGCGTCAAGAAATACTGGCATAAACAAAAAAGGTATTTCTGGATGCTGTAGAAATATGCCGCATTACAACATGGCTGGCGGTTATCATTGGCAATTTGTATGAGGAATGAAACATGAGTTTATTTGACGCACTTTTCAAAAAAGCACCGAAACCGCAGGGACAGTATGGTGGAATGTTCAAGCTGCTTAATGGATATACACCGCAGTTTACGACATACTCAGGCGGTGTGTATGAGTCTGAGCTGATCAGAGCAGCTATCAATGCCAGAGCGGTCCACATGGGCAAACTGAAAATCGAGATTAAAGGATCCGCGAAGCCTGCATTGAGGATTAAACTCCAGCACGCTCCAAATAGGTTCCAGAGCTGGTCGCAGTTTATGTACCGCTTGAGCACGATCCTGGATGTCAATAACACGGCGTTCATAACACCGATCTATGACGAGTACGGCGAAGTGAGTGGCATTTATGCCCCACTCCCCCAGCGGTGTGAGATTGTGCAATACAATAATGTGCCCTATCTGAGATACACCTTCTCAAATGGAGACCGGGCGAGCATTGAGATGGAAAACTGTGGCATCATGACCAAATTTCAGTATTCAAACGATATGTTCGGCGAGAATAACAACGCACTGCTCCCTACCATGGATCTGGTACACATTCAGAACCAAGGCATTAAAGAGGGCGTGAAATCCGCCGCTACATATCGGTTTTGGGCTCAGGTCAATAACTTCTCAAAAGTGGAAGATCTGAGAAACGAGCGCAAGCGGTTCACAGAGGAAAACTTCTCTGCTGATGCGCAGGCAGGTGGCTTGCTCCTGTTCCCGAATACCTACAACAACATCAATCAGGTCAAAGCTGATCCGTGGGTGGTGGACGCCGAACAGATGGCAGTCATCCAGAAGAATGTATTTGAGTACTTCATGGTCAACGAGGATGTCCTGACAAACAAGGCTTATGGTGATAACTGGGTTGCTTTCTACGGAGGGGCGGTTGAGCCTTTTGCCATTCAGTTCTCAGAGGTGGTCACTAAGATGCTCTATACATTCAATGAGCAGACCCGTGGCAATCAGATCCTTGCTACCACAAATCGCCTGCAATATATGAGCAGTCAAGAGAAATTACAAATATCCTCTCAGCTCTCTGACAGAGGCATCCTGAGCCGTGACGATGTCAGGATGATATGGGGGCTTGACCCGCTGCCGAATGATGAGGGCAAGGAGTACATCATAAGAGGTGAGTATTGGAACGCCACCGAGAAGATCAATGGCGGAGGAGATGATACGGAGGACAATGCAGATGAAAAAGGAAATTAGAGCATTCAGCTTTGAGGTCAGAGCTGAGCAAAATGAGGAACATGGGACCTACTTGACCGGACAGCCAATTGTCTACAATGAGCGGACAGATTTGGGATGGTATGACGAAATAATTGCTGATGGCGCACTTGACGGAACAGATCTCCGTGATGTGCGTTTTTTGATTAACCATAACACAGACATGATACCGCTTGCGCGGTCACGGAACAACAACGCAAACAGCACAATGCAGCTGCAGGTGGTTCCGAGTGCCGGCATGGCAATTCGTGTTGATCTGGATACAGAAAACAACACGGATGCAAGGAGTTTGTATTCTGCCGTGAACAGGGGCGATATTTCCGGAATGTCGTTTATGTTCGTGGTTGCAGAAGATAAATGGGATGACATTGACACAGAACACCCAACACGGACCATTATGAAGTTTGCAAAGGTGTTTGAAGTGTCAGCTGTCACATTCCCGGCTTATGAAGCTACATCAATCCAGGCAAGGGGCCTCGCTGATGCGCTGGACAGCGCAAAAGCATCACTGGACAGTGTCAAGGCTGAACGGCGTGAGATTGAGCGCAAAAAGCAGAAAATCAGAATACTAATGGAGGTTTAAGGCTATGGAACTGAACAAAGCAACAGTTGAAGAGCTTGAAGCTCGCAAGGCTGCCATCGGTGACGAGATCGACAACGAAGGGGCTGACCTTGATGCTCTGGGTGAAGAGATCAGAGCAATCAATGAAGAACTTGAAACGAGAAAAGCTGAAGCAACCAAGAGAGCAGAGATCCGGCAGGCAGTTGCAGCTGGTGAGGGCGAGGTTGTCAAGACTTTCGAAGCACCTGAAATCAAGGAGGAAAGAAAAATGTTTGGTGTTGATACTAAAGAATACAGAGACGCATGGACCAAGTCCATCGTAAAACGCGAGATGAACGAAGAGGAAAGAAGCGCACTTGCTTCCGCTGGCGCAGTTATCCCGACCATGACGGTTAATGCCGTATGGGACAAGCTGGTAAAACCCGCTGAGCTGCTTGGCAAGGTTGATGTCAGCCAGTTCGCTTCTTATGTAAGATTCCCGAAAGCTACCAGCGTGAACGCAGCAACCGCACAGGCAGTTGGCGGCGAGATCAGCGAGTCTTCTGATGTAATCGGTTATGTTGACCTGATCCCGAATGAGTATGTAAAACTGCTCACCGTTGGGGCTGACATTGACCACATGGCAATTGACGCAATCCATGATTGGATTGTTGACAATCTGACCAAGAGCATCAGATATGCAATCAACAAGGACATCCTTGTAGGTTCTGGCTCCAATGCTCTGAAGGGTATCAAGGCCAGCGTGAACGCTGATGCTTCTGCTCTGCCTGGCACCATCACCAAGGCTTCCATCCTCAAGATCATGGGCGCTCTGGGTGGTGCATATCAGCAGGGAGCAATCTGGATCATGACTCCGGAAATGTTCTATGAAAACATCATGACCATCACGCAGCTCAATGACTACATTGTCAACGATGGATTTGACTTCCGCCTGTTCGGCCACGATGTAGTGCTGATGAGCGAGGCACTGATCTCCAGCAAAGAGACCATCTTCTACGGTGATCCTTCTGCATACAAGGTAAACATCTTTAAGGCTCTTGAGGTTAAGCCTTTTGAGACTGCTACAACCACGAACATCCAGTTTAGAGGTGCGTGCCTTGCAGATGGTGAGCTGCTTGATACCAATGCATTTGTAAGGTTTGCTCAGTCATAAGAAAGAGCATAACCCGTAGACCAAGACAGAGAGAGGTAAATGATGAAAACACTGGTTGCAGTGCCGTGTATGGAAATGATAAAAACTCAGTTTGCGGATTGCCTTTTGAAGCTTCCGCATGATGAGTATGCCGTAGAGTTTGGCGTGGCGTCTCTGATATATGACACTCGCAACCAGTTTATCACTAAAGCCATAGAGGGCGGTTTTGAGAGAGTGTTCTGGATTGATTCAGACATGGTCTTCGATGCCGCCACAATGGCATATCTCAATCAAGATTTGGATAAAGGTTATGACTTCGTTGCTGGGCTTGCTTTTAAGCGGCGCAAACCATTTACACCTGTTATTTACAAGGAGCTTGACATTATCAAGAACCCTGACAACACTGTTGAGCCGCTGGCGAATGAATTTGTTGACTATCCGAAAGACTGTTTATTTGAAGTGTGTGGCTTTGGTTTCGGATTTGTTGGCATGAATGTCGCAGGCCTACAGAGAGTGGTAGATAAATTTGGCAAGCGCCTTTTCAACCCGTACGGCTGCTTCGGTGAAGATCTATCGTTCTGTTACAGAGCGAAATGTGCTGGAGAGAAGCTCTTTTGCGACTCCCGCGCCGAGGTTGGTCATATAGGCGAGTATGTATATGATTCTGAAATGTTTGAGAGGATGACAAAATGTTAGAAGCAGTAAAACTTGCACTCAGAATAACAACAAACGCATTTGACAGTGAGCTCACGCAGCTCATTGCCGCTGCCAAGACAGATTTAGGTATTGCTGGCATTGTGGTTCCTACCACTACAGAGAGCAACCTGGATCAGATCCTCCAGCGAGCAATCATTACATACTGCAAGCTCAATTTTGGCGAGCTGGACAGGGTGGAGATGTATGACCGCTTGAAAGCATCTTACGATGAGCAGAAAGCGCAGCTAAGCATGGCTACGGGGTACACGGAATGGACAGAAGCAATGTAATCTCTCTGATTGCAGAGACAAAGACACAAAATTCACTCGGCATATATTCCAAGAGCTACACCTACAGAGATGTTTTTTGTAACATCTCCAGTGTGTCGGCTCAGGAGTTCTTTGAGGGCGGCCGCTCTGGCCTTAATCCATCCTATCGCATGACACTTTTTTCGGGTGACTACGAAGGTGAGGAGCTGCTGGAGTATAACGGCGCTACATACGCCATTTATAGGACCTATCTCAAAGGCACAGACACTATCGAGCTGTATGTCGAGCGGAAGGGTGGCACAAATGGCAAACAGAAAAGTGACAGTGGAACAGCTCCCGCAGGCAATCAAGGAAATCCTTGATCAGTATGAGGGAGAGATCAACAGGTATTTACCTGAGATAACAGAAGAGGTCGGAAAGACTGGCGTTAAGGCTCTGAGGACATCTGCAAAGCAGAAGTTTAACGGCAAGAAATATGCTGGCGGTTGGCGAAGCCTTGCAGAGCGTAACAGATATGGCGCCACGGTCACGATCTACAACGGCAGGCTTCCGGGCCTGCCTCATTTATTGGAACACGGTCACGCAAATAGAAATGGCGGACGGACTGATGGCCGGGCTCATATTGCTCCGGTCGAGGAAAATCTGATCAAGGATTTTGAAAAGAAGGTGGAGCATGACATTACAAGAATTGGCTGAAATGATCGCAGAAATGGGTTTTCCCTTTGCTTATAGAGCATTTGTTGAGGGAACCGAACAGGCAACACCTTTTATTTGCTATTTGTACACAGGAAATGTACCTGAGCCTGCTGACAATATCAATTATGCCAGGATCGAGACCTTGGCAATTGAATTATACACAGATACTAAAGACTTTACATCTGAGGCAGCGGTCGAGGCTGTTCTGGACGAGTACGAGATGGTATACGACCGGGAAGAGGCTTGGCTGGATGACGAACAGATGCAAATGGTTACTTACACTATGGAGGTGCTGATAAATGGCTAACAAGATCCAGTACGGACTGAAAAATGTCCATTATGCAAAGCTGACTGAGACAGTAAATTCTCAGGGAACTACATCTTACTCTTACGGAACGGTGAAGGCATGGCCCGGAGCCGTTTCTTTGTCTCTGGATCCGCAGGGTGACATCCTGAAGGAATATGCAGATGACACCGAGTGGTATACGCAGGCTGTCAACAATGGATATGAAGGCGATTTCGAGTATGAAGTTATGCCCGATGACTTCCGTGAGGACATCCTTGGCGAGACTAAGGATTCTAATGGAGTATATGTTGAGAGTGCTGATGTTTCCACAACCTACTTCGCTCTTCTGTTTGAGGTGAATGGTGATTCCAAGAAGCGCAGGAATGTGTTCTACAAATGCTCTGCTACACGCGAGCAGAACGAGAACGAGACCAAGGCGGAGAATATCACTCCGACCCACGGCACCATCACCATCACGGCTGTTCCGAGAGCAGATCAGAAGGTGAAGGCATCCACTGGTGACAACACTGGTGACAGCACTTACAATGGATGGTATTCCGAGGTTTATGAGAGCCCCGCAGCTACCACCTAAAACTGAATATTGATGATGAAGGCCCCAGGAGATTCTCTTGGGGCTGATTCTGTATAGAAGGAGGTTTCTATATGTACGGAGAGGTTATTTTGAAAGACCCGTCAGGAGGGAAGAGGACGGTGCCTATGGTGGCGAATGCTGCCACGCTGATCAGATATAAGCAGTTATTCCACAGTGATCTGCTTTCGGGCATGATCAATGCGGAAGGAAACTTTGATGTGGATGTTGTGAGCAAATTGGCGTTCGTCATGGCGAAACAAGCTGCAAAGGCTGACATGAAGGCACTGAATATGGATCAGTACATTGATTGGCTTGAAGACTTTGACAGCATGGCATTCATAGAGAATATCAATGAAATAGTTGGTATCTATTCAAACAGTAAGGAAAACAGCAGCGAAGCAAAAAAATGAGCCGCCCGACCGCTCGGGAGACAAACACAGCTGTGTTCATGCTCAGGGCGATTCAGATCGGGCTTTCCATTGCTGATCTTGAGGAACTCGACATCGGGTTTGTATTTGACTTGATGATCGAGTCTGAAAATGACAATTACAAATATCCATATAAGGCGGAACAGTCTGACATAGACAGCCTTTTGGGATAGGGGGATATATGAAATTATTGATTGCCATACCGACACAGGATTACATTCCATGCCGTTTCGTGGAGTGCCTGTCACGGTTGCAAAAGCACCTTACGGAAACAGGGGTTGAATATGATGTTGTATTCCGGACGGGCGCTTTGGTGTATGACTCACGGGAACAGCTTGCAGCGATGGCGAGATTTGAGAATTACACACATGTACTCTGGCTGGACTCTGACATGGTATTTCCTGAGGATGTATTTGACCGTTTGAGCGCTCATGAAAAGGACTTTGTAACGGGTATCTGCCATGCAAGGCGGAAACCGTACAGATCAGCCATCTTTTCACGCTTGCTCCCGGAGGCGGTCAGATATTCACGGACTACATATCCGGATGAACTGTTCCCGATTGCCGGCAGCGGTTTTGCGTGTGTTCTGACAAGCGTTCACATGCTTCGAGAAGTTAAGAGGAAACACGGGATCCTGTTCCTGCCTTCCTTGGCATTTGGAGAAGATCTTGCTTTCTGTTTAAGGGCGGCAGAATGTGGCATTGACCTTTTTGCAGATCCGAAGGTGCAGATCAAACACATCGGGCACATCGAGATCGGAGCCGAAGATGAAATCATAGGTGATTGATTATGGCAAGTAAACGTATAAAAGGCATAACAATACAGATCGGGGCAGACACCAAGGAACTGACCAAGGCAATATCTGATGCTGAAAAGCAGATAGGTGATGCAGCCTATAAGATGCGCGACATCAATAAATTGCTGAAGGCTGATCCGAAGAACGTGGAACTGCTCACCCAGAAGCAGAAGACTTTCACGGAAGCCATTGAAGGCACCAAGAAGAAGCTGGATCAGGAAAAGGAAGCGCTCCGGCAGCTTGGTGAAAAGGATCAGACAGATGATGTTGTGCGCCAGCAAGATGCTCTGCAGCGTGAAATTGCAGAGACTGAGCAAAAATTGGAGTCTCTTGAGCGTGAATACAAAGACTTCGGCTCTGTCGCACAACAGCAGTCAAAGATTGCAGCGCAGGAGATGCAGAACACTGGACAGAAGATCCAAGATGTTGGGCAGGGCATTTCCTCTGTTGGCCGTGATATGACAACTTATGTCACAGCGCCGATAGTGGCAGGTTTCACAGCTTCCGCAAAGGCTGCTATTGATTGGGAAACGGCTTTTACTGGTGTCATGAAGACCGTGGATGCCTCTCCCGAGGAATATAAACAGCTTGAAGAAGCCATCAAACAGATGTCCACTGAAATGATGGCGAGTAAAGAAGAAATCGCTGGAGTAATGGAAGTAGCAGGCCAGCTTGGTGTTACCGGAGTTGACAATCTGATAGCTTTCACAAAAACAGCTGTCATGCTTGGAGATACCACGAATCTATCAGCAGAAGAAGCCGCAACCGCCTTCGCTCGGATCCTGAATATTACAGGAGATGGCTATGATAGTGTGGACAATATGGGATCTGCTGTTGTTGCGCTTGGTAATAACATGGCAACCTCGGAATCCGAGATTGTGGAGATGGCAAACAGGCTTGCTTCAGCTGGTAAAATCTCCGGACTGACTACGCAGGAAATTCTTGCGCTGTCCGCTGCCATGTCTTCTGTTGGTATTCAGGCAGAAGCTGGTGGAACTGCCATGACCCAGACATTCAAGGGCATACAATCAGCAGTTTCCGGAGCAATGGAAGGTGATGAGGGAGCTGTTAAACAGCTTGAAACGCTTGCAAGAGTTTCTGGCATGTCTTCAGAACAGTTTATCAAGAATTGGCAAGAAAAGCCCATGACAATCATCCAGCGGTTTATCACAGGCCTTTCGAAGCTGAAGGATGAGGGCGGAGATACATTTGCTGTTCTGGATGAACTTGGAATGAGTGGAGTGCGGCAGAGCAACATGCTGCAGTCTCTTGCGCTTGCCACTGACCAGCTGACAAAGGCAACAGGGATTGCAAATGATGGCTGGTCAAAGAATACAGCGCTCTCAGATGAAGCAGAAAAAAGATATGCAACGATGGCGGCAAAACTGCAGCAGTTGAAAGAGAGTCTTTCCAATCTGGCAATCACTGTCGGAGAACGGCTGATGCCGTATATCGAAAAATTGATTGGATATGTGGATGAACTGATCACGAAATTCGAAGGCCTGTCTGATGAACAGGTGGATGCTGCCATTAAGATTGCGGGCTTTGCGGCAACCATTGGGCCCATTCTGCTTGTGATCGGTGGCATAACAACCGCAATCGGGAAGTTTGTCTGGGCGCTTGGCACCATCAAGGGCGCATTTGCTGCAGGTGGTGTTTTTGCTGGCGCAGGAGAGACTCTTGCAGGAGTTGGCGCTGGTATTTCTGGTTTACTTGGTCCGATTGCGGCAGTTGCTTTCGCCGTTGCGGTGTGGGTAAAGAATTGGAATGAAATCCAGGAAGCCGGACAGCTACTTGTTGAACGTACAAAGGAGCATCTGGAGCAGATCAAGGCTGACTGGATCGCCGTGACAGATGCCGTGAAGGAATACAGCACCGCAAAATGGGCAGAAATCAAGGAAAAGTTCTCCCTGTTCATGGAAGGCATGAAGATTGGTTCACAGATTGCGTGGGACTTCATCAAAGGGCAGTTCCAGGAGAAAATAGACTTCATCAAGGGGCTTGTTGATGGCGGCTTCGGATTTATCGAAGAGACAATCCGTACAAGGATTGAAAATGCCAGGAGCGAAATTGAAACCAAGCTGAATTTGATCAAAACCATCTTCGAGGGAATCGCGGAAGGTGCAAGGCTATGGGGCGAACATCTCATACAGAATTTCATTGATGGAATTAAGAGCAAATTTGGATTTGTAGACAGTGTGATGGGCTCTTTAGGTGAAAAAATAGCGAGTTATATTCACTTTTCCGAACCGGATGTTGGTCCGCTTTCCAATTTCAACAGTTGGATGCCCGACATGATGAATCAGATGGCAGATCAGATCAATGCTGGAGTGCCGGGAGTGGCATCCGCAATGCAGAATGTGGCAGGCACCATGGCAGGGCAGATCAACCCTGACTATTCCGGACAGCTTGCAAGTATCAATAACGGGATCGGCAGACTTGCGGCAGCAGGTGGTGGAAATATCACTGTTCCGGTTTATATCGGACAGCAGAAGTTTGCTCAGGCGGTTGTTTCTGCCAATCAGATGAACAACTACAGAAACGGGGGAAGGTAACATGCTGAGCTCCTATCCTATCACTATAAATAATGAAGTTATTCCATACCCGGATACCTGGGAAGAGAATCCAAAGAAAATTACAAACACATTTGAAACGGAAGCTGGTGGCATCCAAAAGATAGTCACAAGGGCTTCCAGGCTCAGTGTGTCATGTTCTTTCACGGTCACCTCCCGGTGGCTCAAAAAATTCATCGGTTATCGTGACGCAAACAGCATCACAGTCAATATCTATGAGCCGAGATCTGAAGTCATGGGAACCTATACCATGTTCATCGATGACGATTCTTTCATCTATGAGCGGATCAAGGATTCCCGGTACGTTTCAAACACCAACGGATTATATAAGTTATCTTTTGACATGGAGGCATTCTGATGTATTCTGTATCAAATGCGTTTAAAGAACAAATGAAGGGCCCTATACAAGAGCACCGGATCACCGGCACAATCGGCAGCGTGTCATTTTCCGAAGCTAACATTGTGCAGGGCTCTTTTTCTATATCTAATCAATCCACCGACACGAATGATGTGGTTTTAGGCTCCTGCTACGTGGGGCAGCTGACGTGTGAATTTACAGGGATAAACATTGAGTGGGGCAAGTGGATCAACAAAGTCATTACACCCACATTTGCGCTCAATTTAGGCGGTAATACATGGGAGAGTGTTCCTCTTGGCATCTTCAAGATTAAAGAAGCAAAGCACACTGATCATGGCGTGCAGGTAACTGCCTACGATAACATGACCAAATTTGATAAGAAATTCAAACGGAACAAATACAGATACAAAGGCACTCTCTGGACGTTTATATCTCAGATGTGTACTGAATGTGGTGTGACTTGTGCCAATACGCAGCAGCAGATTGCCGCTATGCCTAATGGCAGCAGGAATCTGGAAATCTACAATGCCACAGGGCGGCGTGCTGATTTTGCTAATGATATTGATACATACAGGGACTTTCTGTACTGGATAGCGCAGACAATGGGCTGTTTTGCTACCATAAACAGGGCAGGGCAGCTTGAGTTCCGCCCGTATAATCAGAATGTAGTTGACCAGATTACAGAACAGCACAGGATTGCCGGAGCGACATTTGCAGATTATATCACGCATTATGTTGGCATTTACGTGGAAAATCTGGATGACAACACAGAAGATTATTATGGGTATGATGCGACTGCTCTGCAGCAGGAACTCACGGAAACGATGGCGGAAATCACAGAGGATCAGGAGGACATCACTGATCTTGAAGCTGACCGGGCAGACTGGGTGCAAAAACTTGCAAACCACGAATGCACGCAGCAGGAATATGATGCGGCAATAGCGGAAATTGACGCACAAGAGAAGGCGTTGACGAAAGAGATAAATCAGTTGTCGAAACGTGCAGAGTGGTTGTCGAATGCGATTGCCCAGAGCGCAGATGATGGCGCAGACATGGTTCTGGGAGCCAATCCGCTTGTCATGATGAAGAATATCACCACGAAGGATGCCGCAAGGCTTGAAATACTTGGTGCGTTGGATGAAATAAGTTACACTCCATTTTCGGCGTCTGTAGTTTGCGGTCCGCACTATGACTTGGGAGATGTAATCCAATTTAGCGGTGGCCTGTATAACTCAAGCTCGGACACCTTTGGATGCGTTATGGCGTGGACCTATACCCACAACGGCGGAACAGAGCTGCAGGGCTTTGGCGTTGATCCTGCCATTGTCATGGTCAGAACAAAAGCTGAAAAGCAGGCAAGGGCGGCACGGGAAACGGCAGATAATGCTATCAATGCAAGCGATTATACGCTTGACAAACAGGATGACCCAACAACGCCTCCGCCTTCGGACGCCATGAAGAACAATCCCGTTGCGCTGGTGGATAACAAGCCCACGGACAGCGGAAAACGGACTATGCACTACTGGACATATAATGCCAATTATTCCGACCCGTATTATGAGACATTCAAAGGGGTGGTTTTGAGCACTTCCATGCCGTTTGTTGTGTGTCAGGTGCCGCATATCATTTCCGGCCAGTGGAGAGAAGTGCAAGTTGCTGGCAAGATGCGGAAAGATATGGACGTATACTTGATCGGGCGCATTGAGGGATACGCAGGCAGCACGCTTTCCCAGTATCCAGTAGGAGAGCAGGAATACAAGCATATTTCTGGTCTGAATGGTGGAGTGCAATACGCATACGGGGAAAGATACAGTAATCTGTATAACGTGGGATGTGTTTCAAAAGAATACTGGTATGTCAAATGCCAGAACGGGACCACATGCACGGGTGTCATAGAGGAAGATAGCCCTGCTGACTTTACATTTGACTCGTTTGCGGATTTGGTTGCGGCTATCAATCAGGGCGATATTGTAATTGACTTTACCACCAACACACCGTCTGATTATGTGACCAAGCTTCCCACGCAGAGAACCACCAACAAAGTCAATAAGAACCTTGACAAGCTGAATACAAGGCTTTCCACAGACTCCAACACAAGGGGCCTTCGTGGGGCTGTTCAGGGCATTGGCGAGGACGTTTCGGATGATGATTTCATAGCTGGGGCTGACATTATCAATGATAACAACATGAACAGGATCGCTTCCACAATCAATAGCATTTATGATGGCATAGCGAAGAATGTGAAGGATGTGGATATTGTTTCCGGCGTGAACAGCAGACAAGTCACAGCGGATTTATTTGATGGGTCAATCAAGACAGTTGGTGATGTTCCCACGTTCCATCCTGATGTGGTGGAGCCCTCTGAATTGACGGAAGATGTAGACAACAACTCCATGCTGTTTGTTCTTGGCGATAATTCCGGGGTGGACGTTACCGAAGGTGATGAGCATGATTGGGTGTTTGTCAAATTTGGCTTTTCCTTTGATGATCTGGGATGGTATGCAAACACAGCAGGAGTGAGAGATTCCGCCAACCACGCACACCAATATTTGACATTCCAGATTGATGGGCTTGTGAGTGGACAGGCCGCAAGTTTTAAGCTGTCCGAATATGTGGAGCCGTACAGGCAGAAACGGTCATTCATTATCTGGTCATATAACCACGCAGGCGGCGGCTATGAAATCCACAAGGTAGACATATCATGCAGCGTTCCTTTTGTGATTTGTGCTTACAAGTACTCCAATGACCAGTATTCATTTACATACAACGGGCAGAATTACACAAAGTACCCTTACTGGCTGGATATAGTAGTTGACGCAGGGGCAAGCGGAACACCTACTCTGACCTATACTGATACTGTCATTCAGGAAGGGACAGTGCCGTATAATATCGCCTGGAATACCACACCGACACAACCTTTGCAATGGGAAGGCACAGCATATTATAGATTTGGTGCCATGGAAGGTAGCAACGTGAGCGGCATGCTTGACGATGCCGACATGGATTATGTTTACACCAATGAAACCGCTATGGCGGAAGGGATCGGGAGCGTGGTATGGGACAGAAACTTTGTCCGTGGTGTGTCGCTTGGGGTGCTGTTTTCCGATAGTGATACAGTTAGTGATTTTTCTAATCTTCCTACAGATAGAGGAACCTGGAATAGCACAAAGAAATTTCATTCATTTTTCGCAGACGGAAACTGGCATGAATTGACGTGTAACTTTACGGCAAGCGCAGATACCATGTATGCACATGTTGTTTTGGATGGGCTTGCTGATTGTGCGGATAATACCGTATATGCAAAGGTGTTCTTAAAGAAATTCCTTGAGCAATCTCAGGAATATGGCATCAAGAAAATCTATGGCAAATGGGGAGACAAGTGGTACCGCTATCTTGATGAAGAAGCTGGCACAACAGATTATACGCAGCTTTCCAATAAGCCGCAGATAAACAGCGTTATATTGACTGGTAACAAGACAAGCGCAGACTTGGGCATTGTAATCACTCTGACACAGGCGCAATATAACGCATTGACTACAGAGCAGAAAAACGATCCGAATAAAGTGTATTACATATCAGACGCAAGCGGTGGAGGTGGTACATCACCACTGTTTATTGACAGTAGCGGATATATTTCCATTGATTATGATTTAGTGAGGAGAGAAAGCTAATGGCAGACACAGAAAGATTATTTAACAAGGCGCAAGGTGACAGTCTTATTTCGGCTATCAATGCTATCACAGCACGTTTGCAAGAGATGTACACGGTGGATGATGCACTGTCAAGTACAAGTGAAAACCCGGTACAGAACAAGGTGGTAAAGGTGGCGCTTGATGGCAAGGTTGACACAGTTAGCGGAAAAGGCTTGTCAACAAATGACTATACCAACGATGACAAGGAGAGCGTGGCAAATTCAGCGAAACAGATTGCATCCACCCAAACCATTTCCGGCAATCCCCTCACCCTCACAGATTGCGCACCGATAAATGCAGAATCCCTTGTGGTGGAACTGTTGCCGAAACAGGATTTACACGGACAAGATGCCCCGTATGTAGGTGGGGCGGGGAAGAATAAACTGCCTATGACAGTTGCAAAGTTAAAATCAGATAATGTTAGTGGTAGTTGGAGTGGTAATGCTTATACATATAATGCTGTGACGTACACGGTGCAAACGGATAATGACGGGAATGTTACTGGAATAGATGTACACGGAACAGCAACGGGCGGCAATTCCATTATAAGTCTGACTGGTCTTTCAGTTGAAAGCGGTCAAAAGTTAAACGGCGCACCAAGCGGCGGAAGAATGTTTGTATCAAATTCAACAGGAAGTACGGATTATGCGGCAGACACAGGGAGTGGCGCAACGGTTAATACAACGGACAGCAACGCAAGATTTTATATACAAGTGTTAAATGGCACAAACATAAACCATGCATTGTATCAACCCATGATTCGTCTTTCCACCGAACCCGACCCGACCTTTGCCCCCTATTCCAACATCTGCCCCATTTCCGGCTACACGCAGACGAGCGTTGAGGGTACGGGGATAAATGTATTTGATGGGGTACTTGAGGATGGATATATTAATCCGTCTACAGGCGAGAATGCGTCATCATCATCGTATGTGCGGTCAAAGAACTATACACCTATAGCAGATATGCTGACATATTATGTCAAGGCTGGTACTGAATATGATAGTTTTACCATATTGTTTTACGATAATGAAAAGAAATATTTATCATATCAAGGCAAAAACACTGTATTAAATAAAGTAATGATACCGCCTGCTAATGCTAAATACTTTAGACTGTACTGTGATAAGTTATCGGATAACACTATCAGCATCAATTACCCTTCAACCGACACTCAATACCGCACCTACGCCTCCACCTCCGCCACCATCCAATTCGGGCAGACGGTTTACGGGGGAAAGAGTGATTTTGTTGAGGGGGGAACAAGTGATGAATGGGATATCGTTACTTTTACAAACGAATGGTCAGATGATGATATAACGCAAGATGGTGGGCATCGTTATAGATATACGGGAACTGTTAATGATTTAACGCCATTATCAGATATTGTTTGCGATTGTTTCAAAGGCGTGAAGAAAAACGCTGCTAACATTAAAATGGGCGAAATGTCAATAACAGGATCAGCCGAATACCCGTTTATCCGTGTTGTCACTAATATGGATTTTAATGATTTTAAAACTTATATTGTCGGGAAACAGGCTTGTTTTAAAATTCCCACGCCGTCAGAAATTTCCACTCCCGCCACACCTCTGAAACTCCTCAAAGGCACAAACAACCTCAGCACTAACGGCACTACCATAACCCTCGGTTATCAGCCCGATAATGTGATTGGGGAAGTTAAGGGGGAGATTGAGAAATGTGCTGTTGACGCTGAATTTATGCAATTCACAGACGGAACAGATACCTTTACTGATGTAAACCTATCTCTTGATGCATTATCCCACACAGTATCAGTTGTCGGCTCTAAAATTGAGCAAAAACGCTTTATCTGTTTTGAAGTCATGGACAAAATGGGCGGCGTATTACAGGGCATCCTTGCAAGCTGTATTGCCTTTACAGACGGTGCAAAAACACCATCCGGCACAGCTTTTCGTGCCTACATTGACCCCGTGAGTATGTATGTGGATTTACGCATTTGCGGGTCAGGTGGTTCTTATATGCTTTCATATCAATCAGAAACGAGCTTTTCCGCAAGCGCATTTTACGTACGTGTTCGGATGATGAATAATCTGTAAGGGGGGTAATACAATGGGAAAGATAATGCACGGCGGCATCGAATATTCAGGCGGCGGTGGCGGTGGTAGTAATTATACACGAACGGAACTATACAAATCCTCCACAAATCTTGCAGTATGGGATGCAAACGGAATTACGCTATCTGATGATATAGAAAACTATGATGAAATAGAGTTTGTTTTAGGATTTGCAAGCGGAACAGACTTGTCAAAAAATGCTCTTAAATACGGCGCCGCGTGGTTTGCTGATACATTTCCATATACAAGCGCCGTGGCAACGGCATCACACGCATTATTGCTTTTGTGGCCAAATCAAGGATTTTCAGCGGCGTGGGATAGTGCAAACAGTAAGATAATGATGTGGGGCAGAAATGGAACGGCTGGAATTTGGGCGGTTTATGGGATTAAATATTGAGCGCAAAGGAGAAAAGCATGGAGAACATCATAATCGCCCTGATCACGGGCGGGCTTGCACTGGTAGGAGTGATCATCACCAATATTGCCAGCAACTCAAAGATTGAACAGCAGATTGTCACGGCACAGGCCGTCACGGACACCAAGATTGAGCAACTCACAGATGAGGTCCGGAAGCATAACACCTTCGGAGATAGAATAACCAAATTGGAAGTCAAGGTGGATGCCTTGGAGAGAGGAGGAAAGCATGAGTAACAAAACATACGACATTCTGAAATGGATTGCACAAATCCTTTTACCCGCCATCGGCACTCTGTACTTCGCCATTGCCCAAATTTGGGGCCTTCCTTACTCTGAGCAGATAGTTGGTACCATTACTGCCCTGGATGCTTTCCTTGGGGCTGTTTTGGGCGTTTCTACAAAGGCATATCGGGAGGAACAGGAATGGCAAAAATAATCATTGGATCCGCAAGATCAGATGAACGTGGCAAGTTATCAGGTGGAGCAGCCGGAGATCAGAAGCAGAAGAGCGCAGAGGACTATTCCGGGGAAGTCTCCATGCAGAATTTTTACCACCACAAGAAGGGCTGGTACATCATGCGCTGGCTGGATCCTGTTTATGCGGAAGAGTGCGCAAAAGCCATGTACCGCGCATGTAACAATAAAAACATCGGATATGACCAAAATCAGAGAAGCTCCATCCTCTTGCATGGCACCATGTCAGGCGTGAAGACAGAATGTGATTGCAGCTCTCTGGTCCGGATCTGCGTCAGGGAAGCATCCACCGTGGATCCGGGCAATTTTACAACCGCTGATGAGCTTGTTGCCCTCAGAAAGACAGGGCTGTTTGCCGAAAAGATCAAGTACAAGACAGGAACGCCACTCTACAACGGGGACATCCTTGTTACTTGCGTGAAGGGGCACACGGCTGTGGTGGTATCAGCTCTGCCACGGATAAAGAACACGCTGGATGTCCGGTATTATCCGCAGTATTTTGGAAAAGATACCAGCATAGTCAATGCGCTTGTTTCCCTGGGGCAGAACGCTTCCAAGGAACAAAGAAAGAAGATTGCAGCTGCGAATGGTCTCCAAGGTTACACAGGCACTGCCAAGGAGAACACGCAGCTGTTATCATTACTCAAGAAGGGACTTCTCATCATGCCATGAGTGAGATACCTTGATAGGTGTATACCTCCTTTCTACACATTGAGCCGTCACTTGCACTACCCTCCGCATGTGGCGGCTCTTTTTGCCCCAATCGTGCCCCAAAGCATGAAAACGTCAGTAAATATGCGGTTTATGGCAGGCGGTTTGCGGGTTCGACTCCCGTATCCTGCTGAAAAATGAAACCCCAGTAAATACGCAAGAAACAGCGGAAATACTGGGGTTTTGCTATGTTTTCTATTCTGTTTGTGGAAGTGGTTTTTCCGTAAAATCTGCCCCATTTCCGTCAATTCTGCCCCACGGCGTGCCCCACGGATGCCCCGAGTCTTTCCGCCATCAGCCTGTTTGCATCTGCCTGTTTCTCGGCAAATGTCCTTTTATACACCCTGTCCATGATTCTATTGGAAGACCAGCCGCCATTTGCCATTATGTACTTGTCAGGAATGCCCATAGAGTGCGCCAAGGTCGCGTAGTAGGCTCTTAGATCGTGGAACCGAAACGCGGGCAATTTGAGCCGGTTTTGGAGCCTGTGGAGGTGTTGGTTCAAAAGGTTTGGATTGGTGCCGAATGCTTCGCCCTTTTCTCTGATCAAATTAGCCAGGTAATCATCAATGTAAATCTCCCTCTGGCTGTCCGTGGTCTTCGGGATCGGCTTGATCACCCATTCTTCCCTATCATTGAGGACTTTGCTTTTGTTTATCTGCAGCATGTTTCCATCCAGATCCGCCGATGTGATGGCGCAAATCTCACCACGCCTCATGCCATACACTCCCAGACGGAACGCAATTTCATAGAATGTCCCTGTCACCGCTTCAAGTATCTTCTGAATATCATCTTCTGACGGCGTTACAGCGTCATATTTGACCTTTTGCGGAAGGGTGGTGGAAATATTCATCTGTGGCCTGTAAAGACCGAAAATGGACGAAATAAAGCCGTGAGCGTTATGCGTGGACTTTGCGCTGTGCGTGGCTGCATAATCGTTTATTTCAATTTGTATGCGCTCCTGGGTGATGTCTGCAAGCTGGGTCTCACAGAAATCATCAGACAGATTTCTGATGATGGACTTGTAAGCCCTGATCGTGGAAGGGCTCAGGATGTTTGATTTTGCGCTGATGTATTTGTCAGCAAAATGCAGGAATGATCCCTTGCCACACCGCGCCGTCCGGTCATTTGCCATTTTCTCGCTAAGAAGCAGCCGTGCTTCTCGTTCGCTTGGTTTATGGTCCACGCTGACACGGAACCGCTTTCCATTGACCTGCTCGGAGATCCGCCACATGTTCCCATGCTTTTCAATCGTCATCTAATCACCTTCTTTTCAATATTCTGTATAAATGCTTGTTGTTATACACAATATGATGTATAATAATATGGTCCGGTATTCCAAATACTTTATGTTCTCGAAAAACCCACTACACTGCACCGCTCGATCAGTTCCCTTCGGGCGGTGTGTTGTTATTTCAGACCAGGGGCAATCCAAAGATCATGCACATGATCCCCAATCTGGGATCCGAAGATCTTTTCTCCATAGATGGCATCAATGGTGGCTTTGTCCACTTCAAAAGATATCACCTTCGTGTCTCTTCCGCCCATATCCATCACCGCAAAGTATCTGATTTCCTCGCAGGTGTTAAACCCATGTTTTGTGATAAGGTCTTCAATGTTAAAGTAATTTGCATTGACAGTCATTTCATTGGTGAGGTTCTCGCTGATCCGTGCCTGAATGGTTACGGTTTTCCCAGCTTGCACAACGCTTAAGAACTCGCCATGTTCAAGCTGCAATCCATGCATATCTACATCACCATAATCTTCAGAGGAAAAATCCAGCACCACAGGAGCTGGCGTTTCCTTCTTTCCACAGGTCCGGAAGATGGAAACAACGCTGATTATTATTATGATCACATAAATGAAGTTTTTCATGATGATCACCTCCATCAAAAGTCTTTCTCGAAAATATTCCGAAGATCATCCAGTCTGTGATAGTATGCCAATAATTTATAGAGTGTGGCAATGTCAGGCATGGAATCCCCGGCTTCCCATGTCGCAATGGTAGATTTTTTCTTATCGAGATAAACGCCGATATCTGTTTGCGTCAGTCCATTTTCTTCCCTGATCTTTCTGAGATTTCTTCCAACTCTTGCTCTGATTTCATCATTATTCATTATGGTCAACTCCTTCCCTTAATGTCTCATTCTACCATATTATTCGGCAAAAGTACGAAAAAAATGAACAAAAACACGAAATAATTATTGACAGTTCGGAAAAATCGAACTATAATCAGCAATAGGTTCGGAAATATCGAACCTTAAAAAATACCATGAAGTTCGGAAAAATCGAACTTCGGAAAGGAGGGAAAAGATTTGGTCGGGGCAAGAATTAAAAAATACTTGCAGGAACATGGTATCAAACAGTCATTTCTTGCGGAAAAGACCGGACTGACGGATTCCATCATCTCAGATATCTGCATAAATGACAGAAAGATTGAATGCGTGGAATATTACACCATCTGCAAGGCACTGGATCTACCAATGGAATACTTCATAGAAGAGAAATGAAAGGAGATGAGAACATGCCGGAAAAGTATATCGGACTGGAAGACAAGAAGACCTATTGGGTTGTCCCCTTTAAGGGACATACAAGGCAGGAAGCAATCAAGGAAACAAACAAGAAATTGAAGGTGAGCGTGAAGGTGCTGAAGTGTAAGCATGGATTTATTCATGAAGACAGGCTGTATTGGAAAGCACCGAAAGCAGGAGTTGAGCCCGTGTGGGTGGTCTGGAAGGAGTGATCTGAATGCCAAAGGTATACACCAGCAGCAGGGAACGGCAGAGAGCATATATCAGTAGGCAGATCAAGGCAAAAAGGGACTTTCTCGGGGTGAATAACCAGCAGATCGGGGAGGTGCTCGGACTGACTGACCGAGCTGTCCGGTACAAATTGAACAAGGCTGATTTTGACCTTGTGGATCTGTGGCAGCTCAGACACCTGATTCCATTCAGTATGGAAGAACTGCATCTGATGATAGGAGGAGAGAGATGAAAAACTTCATTATTGCATTATGTATCACTTACATCTTCTGGACGGACCTTGCAGTCATTCATCCGCTGCCCGTGCTCCCGCTCATGGTGCTTTGCTTTTGGCTCGCCATTGCCGCAGTTGATGACGTGGTGATGGATTACAAAGACAGGCTCCGGAAGGGGCGCAGGTTACAACGGAAGATTAAACGCATGGAAAGAGAGGTGAACTAATTCTGAAGATGAGAACATTGGCACTGTTGATCGTGGCTACATTGGTATTCATGTTTGCCACAGATACCATCTTGGGATTTGCACGGGAATTTGAGCATGAAGCCCACAATTCCAAGATTGAGAAACCGGAACGAGAAACACAGGAACATACCTACCACAGCATGATTGCCACAGCGTACTGTCTGACCGGATCAACAGCAATGGGCACCACGCCACGCCTTGGAGTGGCAGCAAGCAAACCGTCATGGTTTGGAAAAACAGTCAAAGTATACACCAACAGCAACGGACAGCCCGGAAAGCTGATCGGGACTTATACCATCGAAGACACAGGAGGCGAGCCTATCCGCACAGGATCAGTCATAGACATTTGGCTTCCAACTGAATCAGAGTGTTTTGAGTTTGGCAGAAAATGTGTGTTGGTGGAAGTTTTATAAGGAGAGAAGAGCATGGCGTTAAAATGTGAGCTTTATAACGATAGCATGCAGGGGTGGAAATGCTATCCAATCCAAAAGGCACAGCTGATTATTGCGGATGTTCCGTATAACGTAGGAAATAACTTTTACGGTTCAAATCCTATGTGGTATGTGGGGGGGGATAACAAGAATGGAGAAAGCAAATTTGCAGGCAAGGCGGCATTCACATCAGATTACAATTTCAACCTGTATGAGTATTTCCATTTCTGCTCCCGGTTGATGAAAAAGGATGACAAGAAACCTGCAAGCCGGGGCAGGAGCACCGATTCACCTTGTATGATTGTTTTCTGTTCTTTTGAGCAAATCCATACGCTGATAGACGCAGCCAAGAAACACGGATTTGTGAATTATATCCCTTTGGTATTTATCAAGAATTATTCACCGCAGGTGCTGAAAGCAAATATGCGAGTGGTTGGCGCCACGGAGTATGCCTTGTGTTTTTACAGGGACAGGCTGCCGAAGTTTCGCAACGGCCTGCAGGTGGATGAGAACGGCAAGAACATCAGGGGAACGGGCAAGATGATTTTTAATTGGTTCCAGTGGGAAAGAGATGGGAAGGACATTCCCAAGATTCACCCAGCACAAAAGCCCGTGAAAGTGCTGAAAAGGCTGATTGAAATATTTACAGATCCCGGTGATGTGGTTATTGATCCATGTTTTGGCTCTGGAAGTACCGCAAGGGCAGCGCTTGAAACAGGAAGAAATTTCTACGGTTTTGAGATCAACAAAGAATTTTACAGACGGGCAAAGGAAGAAATGATCGTATTGCCAGAAAATCAACAATTATCACTATTTTAAGGAGGATATGGAATGACTTTATTTGAAATCACAAACGAATTTAGAGCGCTCTATGAATTGGCAACGGAAGATGGGGATCCTGCAGCGCTTGCGGACACCATTGAAAGCATGTTGCCGGAGCTGCAGCAGAAGGCTGTTGGATATGTGGCAGTCATCAATCAGCTGGAAATGGAATCCGCAAAGGCTGACGAGATCAGCAAAGCGTTCAAGGCAAAGGCGGACGCACGCAAGAACAGCGTCAAAGCGCTCAAAAATGCCCTGCTGATGGCTCTTGACAGTATCAACGCAACAGAGATGCAGGCGGGAGACTGGACCATTAAAGCGGTCAAAAATGGCGGCGTACAGCCCATGGTTATTGACGGAGAAGTGCCGGAGAACATGACCAAAGTTACCATCGAGCCCGACAATGCAAAGATCCGGGAGTTTTTGAAGAATAACACCTGCGACTGGGCGCACCTGGAAGAGCGGGGAAGACATATCACAATCAAATAAGGAGGAAAGAGCATGGTACAGATCGAGAACATCAACCCTGAGCAGCTGCTGAAATTCAACGCAGCGCTTGCCCAGAAAAAGAACGAGCTGAGAAAGCTCTTGAAGGAAAAGGGTGTCCTGGCTAAGGGCGGCACAAACAAATTTGACGGATACAAATATTTCACGGAGGCGCAGTACAAGGAACTGTTCACAGGGTTACTCAGCGCAGTAGGTTTGGAGTTGTCCTTCACGGAGCTGGAATATAACACATTCTCCGGATCCGAAAAGCAGGCAAACGGGAGAATGCCAAGGATCATGTTTATCCTGACGGATATTGAAACGGGATATTACGAAGAAACTATCATCACCGGGGAAGGGATCGACAAGGGCGACAAGGCCGGATATAAGGCATATACCGGAGCGCTCAAGTATTACCTTGCGAATACCTTCATGGTTGCCACAGGTGACGATCCGGAGACAGACAGCCCTTCTCACACTATGAACTCAAAGGAAGAGAAAAAGGCATCTGCTAAGCAGCTTGCAGTCTTCCGGAAGCTTTACACAGGAGAGAACATGGAGAAGCTCCTGAAAACCAACAATCTGGAAAAGCTGGAGGACATGCCGATGAAGCTGGCGTCAGATCTGATCTCACAGATCAACGGTGGCAGAAATGTGTGAGCAAAACTATGTCTTCCGGTGTGATCCGAAAAAGAACAAGGAATGCCGGAAGACTTCTTGCCAGAGGGAGTGTTTCATGACCACAAAAAAGAAATACTCCCTTGATGGGAAGTATTACAGATACAATCAATTTTTCGACAATTTTGAGGAGGTTAAGGATGAATAGATGCGTACTTATAGGCCGCACAACAAAGGATCCTGACGTCAAATACACGCAGGACAAGCTGGCGGTGGCTCACTTCACGCTGGCGGTTGACCGTAAAGGAAAAGACAAAACGGCTGATTTTATAGCGTGTGTTTCTTTTGGCAAGACTGCTGAGTTTATCGAAAAATACATCAAAAAAGGCACAAAGATAGCAGTTGAAGGCAGGATCCAGACGGGATCATACGAAAAGAAGAACGGCGAAAAGGCCTATACAACGGAAGTAGTGGTTGAGCAGGTGGAATTTGCTCAGAGCAAGGGCGAAGAGAAACCCGAAAACGCTGGCCCGTATGATGACTTCATGGATATTCCTGAAGGAAACCAGCTCCTGCCTTTTGGTGAGTGACATGATCGGCAAACCGGAGGCTATCATCCAGTGGTTATTTGCTCAGGATCGGGAGAAATTGTTTGAAATCAAAGAGCACAGACAGAAAAGGTCATTGAACGCTAACTCATACGCTTGGGCTTTGATCGGCAAGATTGCAGACGTCCTGCGGACATCGAAGGAGGAAGTGTACCTGAATATGCTCAAACATTACGGTCAGTCAGAGATGGTCAGCGTACTGTCCTCAATAGATGTCAGAGGGTATTTCAAATACTACGAAGAGGTCGCCACTGTCACGCTGGAAGGCAAGCAATTCACCCATTACCGGGTGTTTAAGGGATCCTCTGAGTATGACACAAGGGAAATGTCAATCCTGATAGATGGGATCGTCTATGAGGCGAAAAACCTTGATATCGAGACCATGACACCGGATGAGCTAACAAGAATGAAGGAGATGTGGAAACCATGAAGTCAATTATGAGTAATCAAAAAGAGTGTTTTATCTGTGGGACCACCAAAGACCTGCACAAGCATCATATCTTCTCAGGTACGGCAAACCGGAGACAGAGCGAGAAGTATGGCTGCTGGGTTTATCTGTGCGCAGATCATCACAACATGAGCAACGAGGGAGTGCATTTCAACAAGCCCTTTGAGATTGTCTTAAAGAAATACTGTCAGGAAAAATGGGAGGATGTGGAAAACAATGGAACAAGAGAAGAATTTATCCACACATTTGGGAAGAGTTATCTGTGAGATCCCATTAAAGCTACCTTCCCTGAATGAGTATGTCAGGGTATGCCGGACAAATCCCTATAAGGCATCAGCTTTTGTGAAAGATGTGGAAAACGACATCTGCGTCTTCCTGGCAAGGCTCCCGGTGTTTGAGAGAGTAAAAATTCATTTTCATTGGGTGGAAGGAAACAAAAGGCGGGATCTTGACAATGTGGCATTCTCAAAGAAATTCATTCTGGATGCGCTGGTTAAGAGTGGGAAGCTGAAGGATGACAACAGAAAAGTGGTAACAGCATTTACAGACACATTTGAGTATGGGGCAGAATCGAAAGTCATTTTAGAGATTGAGGAGGTGTGACATGGAGAAGAGACAGTATGGAGAATATACCACTCTGGAAACAAGGGCGGACTCTCATGATGCTGTTGATAAACAGAAAAGATATAAGCAGATCATTGAGATCCTGACCGGAAAGAAGGACGGATTGACAGCAAAGGAAATCGCATGCGCCATGATGATGAAGGGATACATACCGACATCTGAGCGGAACTTCACGGCGCCCAGGCTGACGGAACTGAGCCAGAAGGGAGTTGTTGAGCCCATCGGCAAGAAGGTTTGCAGGTTTACCGGGAAGAAGGTGGCGGTTTATGCGTTAAGGGAGGAAGTAGATGGATGATGAAAAGAAATACTTTTGGTTAAGGCTCAGGAAGGATTTTTTCAAAAGGCACGATGTCCGGATCCTGGAAGCCATGCCAAATGGCAAAGAGTATGTCCTTTTTTATCTCAAGTTGCTGACTGAATCAATAGATCATGAAGGGGCGCTGCGTTTTTCTGACACCATGCCATATTCAACCGAGATGCTTGCTACCATTGCAAACACATCACCTGAGATTGCTGAAGGGGCTATTGAGTCACTGATCAACCTTGAAATGGTTGAGCTCCAAGAAGACGACACTTTGAAAATGATTGGCATTGAAAACATGATTGGATTTGAGACAAAGTGGGCAGAAAAAAAGAGAAAATACAGACAGCAAAAGGACAACGAGAGTACACGGGAAGGACAAAGTGAGGACATTGAAAGGACAAAAAAAGACAATGTCCGACAAGAGAAAGAGTTAGAGATAGATATAAAGAAAAAGTATAAAAAGAAAGAGCCGGGTAAACCCGGCACACGCTCACGCTCAATGATCCATCAACAATACGAGCAAAGAGATCTAGATTTTGACAGCATAGAAGCTGATTTTTTGGGGAGAAAGGAGATAGAGCATGGAAAGCATAACAAGAACGGTTGAGAAGATGATTGAGACGCTTGCAGAAGAGATCTGTGACAAATACTGCAAGTATCCGGATCAGTGGGACGAAGAAGCAGAAGGCTGTGAACTCTGTGAGTCAGATATCTGCCGGAACTGTCCTTTGACCAAACAGCTGTAGGAGGTGGCTATGGGCAGACACAGAGATCCGGCAAGACCGGACAGGGAGACGCTGGCAGAGCTTTGCAAGACCAAAAATGCAACGCAGATAGCGGCAATCTATGCCAAAGACACCAAGACGGTTTGTCAGTGGCTCAGGGCGGAAGGCTTGAAATCGCAGCAGAATCCCAACAAGATCGGGAAGAGAAAACCGCTGCCGATGGATACAGTGGTCAACCTGGCTAATCAGGGCATACCATTAGCGGACATTGCTAAGCGGTTTGGTGTTAGCTACTACAACGTCAGGCGCTCATTGTTAGAGATCGGATGGCAGCGGCCAACAGATGATGTTCCGGATCCGAAGGGCGTTAACTGCATCAAGCATCCAAAATTCAGCCAAACTTGTGAATACGGCTCAGGGGATGTTTGCATGTATGTGTGCTTTGGTATGGGCCGCAGGCCTTGCCCGGCTAATGACTGCACAGTCTATAAAAAGCGCACACGGAAGTCCGGCAACGGATACGGCAGCACAGGTGCAGGAAGCAGGTGGTATGACTGATGAACATTGACATTGACCGCATTATAGCAAGGTTTGAAAACCTGAGACAGACGCAGAAGATGTTACAGATCGAGAACATCAGCGCATACTTCTCAGAGCGTGAGATCAAGGAGCTGATATATCTGCTGGCTGAGTTGAAGGTGCTGAAGGGGGATGATTTGAAATGAACTGGGTTGACTGTGAAACACAGATGCCGGACGAGACCTATGATGGCAGCGGGAGTTATTCCAAAGAGGTTGAAGTGATCCTATCAGATGGCACACAGAGCACAGACTGGTTAATCAATGGAAAGTGGGTGGTGCATTGCCGGAAGAATGGCGGCCCGTACCCGGTGAAATGGAGGAAGACAAGTGGCTGATTTTGCATCGATTGAAGAATACAAAAAACACAAAGCAGAGAAACACGCTGAGATGGTAGCCAAACAGCAGGTGCCTTATGCGAAGAAGGTGGAGATGTCAAAAGCCCGGATCAAAGGATTTATAGAGGAGTGTGATAGACGTGGGCTGAATTATCATGTTTCTGTTGGTGGGCTTGATTCCATCGTGCTGGCAAAGCTGATTGAAAGCATGGGCTATGATGTGCCGAGAGTTTCTGCCAGCACTCTGGAGGACAAATCCATCCAAGCGGTTCACAAGGAGATGGGGTGCATTGTTGTGCAGCCACTCAAGAGCAAAGTGAACATTCTGCAGGAAGAAGGCTTCCCGGTACTGTCAAAGAAGATCGCAAACAAGATTGACACGCTAGCACACCCGTCAGAGAAAAACCAGACGGTGAGACATGCAATCATAACAGGCGAATGTGGTGAGCAGGGACATTTTGCAACAAACAGCAAAATGAGGCTTCCGCTCCGGTATCTGAAATTGTTTGGAGGTTTGGATGCTGAGGGTGCGGCGCTTGGGTATGGAAAGCCAGACTTCCGTGTCTCACACAAATGTTGTTATTACTTGAAAGAGGCTCCCTGCGATAACTGGGCAAAAGAGCACAACTCTGTTCCATTCCTGGGACTGATGGCATCAGAAGGTGGTCAAAGGGCGGACGCTCTGGAAGAAAACGGTTGCAACTATTTTGGCAAGACCACAGCAAGGAGTTGTCCTTTTGCTTTCTACTATCACTCGGATGTGGTACATCTTGCGGTTGATCTTGGAGTGCATATACCTGAGATATATGGAACCGTGAAGCACTCAGAGAAAAAGAATGAGTATGGTGACTATGAATACTATACCACCGGAGAGCAGCGGACGGGTTGCTCCATGTGTGGTTTTGGCATCCAGCTTGAGCAGAGACCGCACAGATTTGACCGCTTATGGGAAAGAGCGCCAAAGGAATGGGAGTTTTGGATGATGAGGTGCTGCAAACATGATGATGGCACGCCTTATGGATGGGGAGAGGTTTTAGATTACATTGGCATCCCGTGGAGAGATCCGGAGCATTGGTGGCTCAATTCTGAGATCATGGGGCAGACATCCATATTTGACTTTATTGACGCAGATGGAAATTTGATTGAGATGGGAGGTACAGAATGACAGAACAGATTAAACGCTACGCACAGCAGATCACAGAGATCATCATGGAGTGTGAAGAGATCCAGCACTCAGAAGAGAGCGCATACACGAAGGAACAGGCTAAGGTATCTGCCTATGAGCAGATTAAGGAATTGGCGGAGGTGGCACATGACGAGATTTGACAAGCTGAAAACAATGGACATCAAGGATGTGGCTACAGAGCTTTGCGTGGCTATTTCAGACCACATTGAGGATTGCGACCATTGCCCCTTCACGGATCGTTGTGGAAGAGAACACAATGGGGCGCTGGATTACTTGACAGAGGAGGTGCTGGAACAGGATGGATGATTTAATCAGGAGACAAGATGCAATCAGAGTGGCAAGTGGCTACTGTCATTGGACAAACATTCCGGCAGAGTTGGCAAAGTTGCCGTCAGTAAATCCGATTCAATGTGAGGATGCAATCAGCAGAAAGGCGGTTCTTGCGCTTGCTAAAGATATTCGTGTTCCAACAGGTAACGCCAATGTGTATTACAGTCATAGGTGCATTGACCCGCAAGAAATAAGAGAGCTTCCCTCTGTCAGCGTTGCGGAAAAGGTCGGGCGGTTGGAATGGGTGCAATATGACTTTGATCCGAGAATAGGAAATTGGCATTGTTCAGAATGCAGAAACATTCTCGTCCATGCTGTTAAAAAAGATGATGTTGGTGGTATACCGATTGCAAAGTATTGCCCGAATTGCGGGTGCCGAATGGAGGTGGAAAATGGCTGAATTAAAAATAGATTTTACAAAGATGGCAGAGGGTTTTACAAAGACTGCGAAAGAGAAAGGAATGTTTGTAGGGTGGTGGATTCCGGTGTCGGAGAAGTTGCCGGAAGATGGCATTTATCTTGTGACGGTAGAAAGGACATCCGGTGTACCAAGAATAGAAACGAAGTCATTTTCTAAAGACTTAAATAGAGTTGATGATTTTGATTTTCCTAATCATAAATGCGGTTGGTATGACTATGATATTGAGTATGGATATTGGGAAGATACAAATGTAATAGCATGGATGCCTTTACCGAAACCCTATGAGCCACAGGAAAGTGAAGGTGAATGATATGGCAACATATGAAATCACGGCAGAAATAAATCTGAAAAAGATTATTGCAGAATCAAGGGAAGTTGCACAAGCCTTGAATGAGTTTGCTGATAATCTTGAACGAATTGAAAAAAAGTATGCAGAGTCAAAGGAAAGTGAGGTATCAGATGCAGATAGTAATTGATATACCAGAAGAAATATACAATAGTGCCTGTACTGCTAACAATATTTGGGATATGAGAATGGCAGGTTTTGTATGCTCAGCAATAGCAAACGGCACACCACTTCCAACAGGTCATGGTAGATTGATTGACGAAGAGGACTTATCTTTAATGACAGTACACATGATTGACGGAATGTTGGTATGTGATGCAACAGGAAAGGGATGATAAAGGATGAATTGGGAGAAGTTATGGGATGAACTGTATGACTGGCTAAATGATACAAGGCTGAGTGTTGCTCCTGATGAAACAGTAAAAGACGAAATTGAACGGCATGAAAGACTTGCACAAGCGGATATGCTTGATGAAGTGATGGAATGTATGCTTGATTTGGAATCAAGGCGAGAGGTGGGTGAAAGCGAATGAACCAAAATGTATTTTCAATCTTTTGTATAAACAATAATTACTATGTATATACAGTTACACACATTGATGGCAAGGTGCTTGTAAATGTGGAAAGAGTAGGGAGGTGAAAGTAAATGATCGGAACAGTTAAATGTAATATTAAAATTCAGAATCTGCCGGATGGATTTGATTCTTCCTATGGCAAATATGTGGTATGCCGTGTGGACGCAGGAGACTTTTGGTATTATGGCGCATACGATACAAAACACAGGGCTGATTATGTTGCACTGGAAGTTGGCAACGGCATTGTCTTCGAGCTGGCAAGAGGCCCGCTTGTATGCGAAAGGGAGTTGATACCATGACAGCACTGTATGACATGATAGAGGTGCTGGATTCCAGGCGCCAGGAATGGATCCGGATGGCACACCACTCATGGGATCCCCGTGAGAAGGCGTATCTCTTGCGGCAGGCTAACGAGGCACAGCAAATAGCGCAGTGGCTACGGGAATACATGGCATTGCGTGAACAGGTGAAGAAGGAGGCAAAGAAATGAAATACATCATACTATGCGGAAGCAACCACGATCTGATCAACGGCACGCCCAGGCAGCTTGTCAAGATCGGCGGCGAGCGTGTCCTGGATCGGACCATCCGGCTGCTCCGGAAGAACGGAGTGAAAGACATCTATATCACGGCAACGGATCCGGCATTTGACCTTTGCAATGCTGAGATTATCAAATATGACAGCAGCGGTCCGTGGGTAAATGCTTTCCCACAAGTGGATGAAACAGCAACATTCATTTTTGGTGATGTGTTCTTTTCACCCGCTGCCATTGAGAAGATCGTGGAAACGCAAACAGAGGATATTGCATTCTTTGCGAGTGCGCCACCTTTTGCTCCAAACTATCCGAAGCTCTGGGCTGAGCCTTTTGCGTTTAAGGTGGTAAACCTCAAGCACTTTGCAGAGAGTGTGCTTAAGATCAAAGAGCTGCGAGCTTCCGGTGCCTTCCACCGGGATCCAATAGCGTGGGAACTGTGGCAGGTAATCAAAGGAACACCGCTCAACAACATCATTTATACAAACTATGTGGCCATCAATGACTATACATGTGATATTGACTACCCTGCTGATGTGGAAATCATGGAGAGACTGATATGACAGCTAAAGAGTATCTGAAACAAATTGAAGCGCTTGACATCAAGATCCGGCAGAAACAAGACCAGCTTGAATGCCTGAAAGAGACCGCAGGCGGCAATGCTGCCATCAGATATGATAAGCTCAATGTCCAGATCACGGTTGCACCGGATATGATGGAGCGCAATGTCCTGCGTATGGTAGAGCTGGAAGAAAAGATATGGGCTGATAAGCTCAAGATGGAAACCCTCAAGGATCAGATCATTGACCAGATACAATCCCTTGAGGATGAAAGATATATTGACCTGCTATTCCGGCGCTATGTCAAGTATCAGAAGTTTGAGCAGATAGCCCTTGATATGTCCTATGATTATGTCTACATCAGGGAACTGCATGGGGAAGCTTTGGGCGCTTTTGAGCAGGAATACAAAAACATCTTACACAATCCTACAAAATGATATGTTAAGATTGTAGCGTAGAAGATTACAACAAGATACTTACAGAAAAAGGCTGGGCCATATACGGGCTTGGCCTTTTATTATGGGCGGATATATGCAGGAGTTTGCGGAGAAACTATACAAGTCAAAAGCTTGGCAGCGGTGCCGGAAAGCATACGCAGCAAAGGTTGGCGGATTGTGCGAGCGCTGCCTTGCTCGTGGTGTTTATACCCCAGGTGAGATAGTCCATCACCGCATCCATCTAAACCCTTCCAATGTTTCTGATCCGGAAGTAGCTTTGGATTTTAACAATCTGGAATTGTTGTGTCGAGATTGTCACGGAAAAGAACATGGAAAGAATGAAAAACGATTCAAAGTTGACGAACTTGGAAGAGTTCAAATAATTTGATTTTTACGAAAAAGTTTCGGAAATTCTGGTGAAAAACAGAGCCCCCTATTCAAAAAACGGGTGTAATGCTACGGGAGACCGGTGCGTGGGGCTTTGCGCAGACGCGTCCCCCCTCTGAATTGACCGAAGTAGCCCAAAATAGAGATAAATGCGGCAAAGATAGTGAATAGCTACACGAAAAAGGCCAGCCTTAGCCGTTCTCATTTCAGTTGTAATGCTTCAAAGGGCGAAAAGGTGGTGAGCCTATGAAGAATTACATACTTGAATACCACAACAAAATACAAAAAGGGCAGACTGTTGTTGGAAGATGGGTGCGGCTGATTTATGAGTATATCATTTCCGGCATAAAAGAAAAAAAGTTTTATCTTGACAAGAGAAAAGCTGAAACGGCAATAGAATGGATCGAAACCCATTGTTTCAACACTGAGGGGCCGCTTGCTCCTGGCAATCTAAAACTTGAGCTGTGGGAAAAGGCTTTTATTAGTTGTGTGTTTGGCATATGCGATACAGAAACTAAGCTTAGGACATTCAGAGAGATTGTACTTGTTGTTGGCAGGAAAAATGGGAAATCGCTTTTGGGCGCTTCCATTGCAAATTATGTGTTCCGGCAAGGTGGCGGCTTTGGTGCCAGAGTGTTCAATGTGGCTCCGAGATTAGATCAGGCAGACATTATCTATAACAACGCATGGACAATGATTTGTTTGGATCCGGAACAACAGAACAAAAAGAAGGCTTTGGAAGATAAAAGATCACAGTCACATGAAAGAGTTGATGATGATACTTCATTGATCAAAAAAAGAGCGTCAGATATTTATTTGGCCGAAACAAACAGCACAATGAAGAAGATTGCATTTAATGCAAAGAAATCTGATGGTTTCAATCCTTCATTGACAATATGTGATGAAATAGCGTCCTGGCAAGGTGATTTAGGGCTGAAACAATACGAAGTTATGAAATCGGCTATGGGCGCAAGACCAGAAGGCTTGATACTTTCATGTACTACTTCCGGATATGTCAGCGATTCAATCTATGATGAACTTATAAAGCGTTCAACGAGAATGCTTTTGGGCGAGAGCAAAGAGAAAAGGCTCTTGCCTTTTTTATACATGGTTGACGATCCGGATAAATGGGATGACATGGAAGA